CAATAGCTTCTGACATGCCAGATAAACCTTTTGGCAGTTTTACAAGATCAACTGTATATGTTTTCATGTGTTCCTCCCTTTTAATCTTGCATCAACCTCATCAAGTAGTGTATGCGGGTCGTTTCCAAAGTTATGAATGAGTCTTTCCAATTCATCTTCTGTCAGACTTACCCATGTGCGCTGTGGTGGCGCTTGCATTGAATATTGGCACATACACCCTTGCAATATGCTTGAGTGAAGACCGGCTACCTTTCCGCAGTTGGGGCACTGTGTCATGTGTTCTTTGCCTTAATAGTTGAATCAGCCATCATTACCGCCCATTCGGTTGTGGTGGCATTGGCAACAATCGTTTTAACTTCATCTGCGGTAAGCGACTTGAAATTTTTATCCGCATCTTGGGTGATGCGTGGATTGGTCAAAACCGACATGATCTGATGGTTCTGTCGAACAACTTGTTCGTTCACCGCAAAAATGCGTTGCAATAATTCTGCTACTTGATCTTGTGTCATGCTTGTCCCCTTGCTTTGATAAGCGCCTGATACTCGTCAAGCGCTCTGTTCATTGCGTCAACCATTTCCTGTCGTCCTTTGCCATCAAAGCCGTGGAGCATGTTTCTTAATTCTGCACACGCTTCACGCTCTTTGGCGGCTACAAGGTGGGCAAATTCATAAATATCTTTTTCAATACAAATAAACAATTCACTTTCTTCGATACTTGGCTTTCCATTTGAAACAAATTCAGCTTTCATTAATGAAAACACTTGCATTACATTCAATGGCTAAAAAAGATGCTCGTGAAGAAACAAACAAGCGTACCGCATTAATGAAAACTAAACAGGTATTAACTGATATGCAGGATTCACTTATTGCACCGCCATGATTAAACAAATGACTCGAGGCGAAAAGGTAATAGCTTTTATTGGCCAATTCTGTATTACTCCAGAAGGTTCGCAAGTTGGTCAGCCTATGGTGCTGGCTGAATTTCAAAAGAGATTCATATTAGAAATTTATAATAATCCTTACGGCACTAAACACGCATACCTAAGTATAGCTAGGAAAAACGGTAAGAGCGGACTGATTGCCGCATTAGTTTTAACTCACCTAGTTGGGCCAGAGGCCAAGCATAATAGCCAGATTGTTTCAGGTGCGAGAAGTCGAGACCAAGCCGCATTAGTTTTTAAGTTGGCTAGTAAAATGGTGATGCAGTCGCCTGAATTAATGAAGGTAATTAAAATTATCCCATCAAGCAAAACGCTTATAGGATTACTTCGTAATGTTGAATATAAAGCGATTGCTGCTGACGGTACAACAGCACATGGTCTTAGTCCAGTTCTCGCTATATTGGATGAAGTCGGCCAGGTTCGCGGACAGCAGGATGATTTTATTGATGCTATTACCACATCACAAGGCGCGTATGATGACCCGTTGCTGATTGCCATTAGTACACAAGCGCCTAATGATAATGATTTATTTTCTATCTGGCTTGATGATGCAAAGACTAGCGGCGATCCCCGTATTGTCAGCCACGTTTACAGCACAGGTAAAGACGTAGAGATCATGGACAAGGCAGGGTGGAAGGCGGCTAACCCTGCTATGGGAACCTTTAGGAGCCTCGACGATGTGATCGAGCAGGCCGAGCGTGCCACAAGGATGCCCAGCTTCGAGCCAACATTCAGGAACCTAGTTCTCAACCAGCGCGTTGAGATGACTTCGCCATTTATCAGCAAGGGGGTATGGCTGCTCAACAGTCAGGAGATTGATGAGTCGGTGTTCTACACGCATCCTACATACGTTGGGCTAGACCTGTCAGCGAAGAACGACCTTACGGCAATGGTGATGATCGCTTATGATGGGGCGCAATGGCATATCAAGCCGACATTCTGGACACCAGAAAAAGGACTGAAAGATCGCTCCAAACGAGATCGCGCACCTTACGACATTTGGCAACAACAAGGTTACATTAGGGCTGTTCCAGGCGCATCTATCGACTACGAGACTGTCGGGCGAGACATTGCAGACCTTCTTGAGGGTGTTATGGTTCAGTCTGTGGCTTTTGACCGTTGGCGTTTTGACCTGCTGAAAAAGGAGTTTGAGAAACTTGGCTTAGAATTACCGTTGCACCCTTTCGGTCAGGGTTTTAGAGATATGGCTCCAGCCATTGATACACTAGAAACAATGCTACTAAATGAGAAGATGGCTCATGGTGGACACCCTGTTTTAACTATGTGTATGGCAAATTCAAGGATTGAGCAAGACGCAGCAGGGAACCGTAAATTGAACAAGCATAAAGCTACGGGTAGAATAGATGGTGCCGTAGCCTTGGCGATGGCGGTTGGAGTGACCCCACAATTATCCGAAGAGGGAGACTTTGACGGATTTTTGTCTAACCCAGTGGCTTTAAAATGAGTATATTTTCTTCGTTCAGTTCGTGGGTATTTGGTGGCCTTACGCGATCAAAAGGTACTCAATACTCCACCCCTGCGGCTTATGCGGAGGAAGCGGCTTCCACCGTCACTTTTGACTCAGCCATGCAGCTTTCTGCGGTATGGGCTTGCGTCAAATTGCTCTCTGAAACGGTCGCCAGTTTGCCTCTTACGGTCTATAAAACGACTGAAAAAGGTCGAATTGAGCATCAAACACACCCTCTAACGCTTCTTTTTGCGGGTAAAGTTAACAGATACCAGACAAAAGTGGAGTTTTTTGAGACTGTCTTGCTGAATTTGGTGGTTAATGGCAACGCCTACTGCTATATCAAGACAGAAGGTGGTCGAATCACTGAGTTGATGCCCCTTATGAGCGCCCAAGTTGAGCCAGAGATGCTCGATGACGGCTCACTGGTCTACAGTTACGCAACCAACGGCGGCGTGACCGTGTTTGCCGCATCTAGCATCTGGCATCTGAAGCTGATGGGCAATGGTACTGTTGGTATGTCCCCGTTGGCGTATCAACGCAACAGTTTAGGTATCGCCCAAGCCGCTGAAGGCGCAGTAACTAAGATTTATCGCAATGGCGCTAAACCGAGCGGCGTTATCAGCATCGACAGAGTGTTAACTCCTACACAGCGCGAACAAGTACGCACCAGCTTCAGCACTTTGACCAGTAGCACCGATGATCGTCTGATGGTTCTGGAAGGCGGCATGAAATTCAATGCTGTCAGTCTCTCGCCACAAGACATTGAGTTGCTACAAAGCCGCAAATTCCAGATTAGTGAAGTCTGTCGCTGGTACGGTGTGCCTAGCGTGATGATCAACGATGCGAACGGCACATCTGTCTGGGGTTCTGGTATCGAACAGGTCATGCAGGGCTTCTACAAGCTGACGCTTCGCCCTTTGCTTGAGAAGATTGAATCCAGCATCAATGTTAATTTACTTTCGCTCAATGAGCGCAACCGTGTTCAGGTGGAGTTTGACTTTGATGCCTTATTACGCTCTGATCTGAAGTCACGATACGAGTCTTACAGGGTCGGCATCTCATCTGGTCTGATGACACCTAATGAGGCCCGTGCTGCTGAACACTTGCCTGCAATGGAAGGTGGAGACAAGTTGATGATCCAAGGCGCAATGATGCCTATTGAGCAACTTGGTATAAAGCCACCAGAACCTGCGATGGACGCTGTTACCGCGCAGGTTAGAAGTTTGGAGTTAATGCTCCAGCATAAAAATCATCAAGTTGCGCCAGCACAAAACATTAGTTTTAGCGTAGACACCCCAGAGATGGACAGCGCAGTCAAGTCGATGGAAAAGATGACTGATCGGACGCTGAAACAAATACGAGATGACTTCAAGTCGATGGAAAAGATGACTGATCGGACGCTGAAACAAATACGAGAGGACTTCAAGACCACGCCAATAAACTTGCACGTTGATGCACACGCACACATTGAGAATGAAGTAAAACAAATCCCGCCAATAGTCAACGTCTACAACGAAGTCAAAGCGGGTGAAACGGTGGTGATTGACAACCATCCCAAGCAAGCAGTGCAGACGGTTGAACGGGACGCGAACGACGATATTGTTCGTACAATCACACGATTCGATAAATAGGAGTTGATATGGCTGCTTACAATAAGTTCCAACCCGCGATTGAAAATTTATTTGAAGCGGTAA